ATGATGGTTCTTCTTATGCTTATGCTCCTGTTGGCGGTCGTTTGTACTACACTCCATCTGAATAATATTTTAAAGTAATGAAATAACAACAGACAAGTTGTAAAAATCGGGAGAGGGGTTCTGGTAGTATCAATACAATATTACCAGAACACAAAACCCTCGGTGAATTAATACAAGGTTTACGGGGACATGTTACTGTCTATTAGATCAGTGTTTAGTAGGCTGGGAAATTATTCCAGGTAACAAGATGCAGCGTTTCAGTAACAGATCAAAAAAGCAGTTAGCGAGTATTGAACTCTAGCAGTAATGCGAATAATGGTACGAAATGCAGTCTCTTCTACTTTAATGCGAATAATGATTCTTCTAATGCTAATGCTAATATTGGCAGTCGTTTAAGGCTATACAAAAAATTAATTTAACTAAAAATTCGCCGCCGTCAACCTCTGCCGTATACAATGATGAGTATGCGCGATTATACACATGACACGTAATGGTGGTCTGTATAACGGTCTTAGTATTGTAAGACGTGAAAGATAACACATATATCCCATGTTGATTCCTAGGTAACAGTTTATACTGCGAACGGTATTTTGTGGGCTATAGCAACCTAATATGAAACGGTATAACAATTTAAAAGAAAAGATTTTAGATATGAACAATATCTTCTGGGCAGAAAAGAGAGCTAGGAAGAATAAAACAAAAACATATGGCGTCAAAAGATTCGATAGACGGGATGATTTAACTTTAGAAAATATATAGTAGAAGTTAAACGATTGTTCATATAAAACATCACCGTATCATATATTTACAATATTTGAACCAAAACAAAGATTGATATACTAGTTACCGTATTATCCTGATAGAATAGTACATCATATTATGATGAGAGTTCTAGAGCCAATCTTTGAAAATTGGTTTATAAAGAATACATATTCTTGTATAAAGAATAGAGGTATTCATAAAATGCAGAATACTATAGAACATGATTTAAGAAAAGATTACTCTGGAACAAAATGGTGTTTGAAATTAGACATTAAAAAGTTTTATCCTTCTATAAATCAGTCTAAGCTATTAGAAATGATTAGTTGGAAGATAAAAGATAAATGGGCCATAACAATACTTTCAGAGATAATATATTCTTCTAATACTGGTGTTCCTATAGGAAATTACTTAAGCCAATTCTTTGCAAATGCATATCTTACTAAGATAGATCATTATATAAAAGAAGTGCTAAGATGTAAGCATTATTATAGATATTGTGATGATATCGTAATATTAGGTAAAACAAAGAAACATTTATATAAGATATTTAGATTAATAAATCAAAAATTATCATTTATTGATTTGCATCTAAAACCAATACGATTATTTCCAACAGATCAAGGAATAGACTTCGCAGGGTATGTCTTTAAACACACCTATACTAAAATAAGAAAGAGTCTAAAATTTAGATTCAAAAGAATGTTAAGAAAATATAATGGCATTCCTTTTGAATCGTTCAGACAAAGAATCGCTTCTTATTATGGATGGCTTATACACTGCGATGGTATTCATTTGTTGAAAACACATATTAAAGACTTGTATTATGAATTTAAAAAACATTACTTTAAAAACTGCGGAGTTAGGACCTGTAAAGTGGGAGGACGTAGAAAAACTTCAACCAGGTGAAAATGGGTTTATATGCTTCATTTCAGCAGAACCTATTGAGAAAGAGGATGAAGAAGGAAATGTAAAAACACATTTACTCGGAACATATATTCCTACTGATTTTGATTATGCTCCTACATATAAGGAGATGGTTAACTTTATAGTATCCAAGAAGTATCCTAACGGAAAAGAGCAGCAATTACTTCGTCATGGCATATTAAATCCGCAAGACGAAGAGTATGTTGCATACTATAATGATGTAGAAGAAATAACAAGAACAATAAAAGAGCTTCTTGATTAATTAATATACAATGGTAGACTTTAATAAGAAAATAAGAAATTCCGCGAAGTTTTAGCAAGCAGCTAGATTCTTTAAAGAACATGGATGCTACACACTGGCTCCGCGAGGCACTACAGACTATATACAATACTGGGACCAGGAAACGGAGCGGTGTTTGAATGGATATGTTGCTCCAGATGGAGATTCTATTACTGGCTACCATTATTTCTATTTAAACTATTGTCCTATCATGAAACTTGAGGAAGTAGAATATACAGACCGATATGGTAATAAGCGCAAAAGACGCGAACGTATATTTGGCTTCCCAAGATTCTGGGACATGGATTACTATTACTTCAATGCAGTAGAACAAGCTGAGATAGAAGGAAAACATCTAGCTGTACTAAAATCTCGTCAAAGAGGTTACTCGTTTAAAGGAGCTTCAATGTTAGTAAGAAATTACACATTGATAAAAGGTTCACAAAACTTTGCTGTAGCATCTGAACAGAAGTTCTTAACTGGAGATGGTCTATTAACTAAAGCTTGGTAGATCATGGATTTCATAGATAAGAACACAGAGTGGTCTAAGCAACGTCTTGTAAACACTCGTATGGAGCGTGTAGCAGGTTTTAAGATTAAAGATGAGTTTGGTAAAGAGACTGAACAAGGTTATATGTCTCGTATAGCTGGTGTTACTTTGAAGAACGATCCCGAACGTATTCGTGGTACTCGTGGTAAGCTTGTGCTATGGGAGGAGGGTGGTAAATTCCCCAACCTACTTACTGCATGGCGTATTGAACAACCTGCTGTAGAAACAGACGATGGTAAGGCATTCGGACTTATGATAGCCTTTGGTACCGGTGGTACCGAAGGTTGTGTTACGGCTGGAAATAAAGTTTATACTAGAGACGGAAGGCAAATTAACATTGAGGATTTGCATATGTCAGATGGAATCATTGGGTATGATGTAGAATCTCAGTAGATATATGGAAACGACATCTCACATATAAACAAGCCTATACAAAAAGAATGTGTTTGTATAAATACACAACAATATAGAGAAATAAAATGTAGTACAGATCATCCTATTTATGCAAGTAATAAATACGATTGTAATAAATGCCGAATGTGGGAATGGATCGATGCCGGGGAATTAAAACCAGGAGATCTCATTGCTGTTTCATAGGATATTTCTGTGTTTGGCACAGAAACAATATTTGATCCGTATTTAGTTGGATTGCTTGTTGGAGACGGTACATACGGAGGAACATCGCCTTGTATATTCAACGCCGATGAAGAAATTACTTCGTATATAGAAAATAATTATGACTGTGTACCGTTTAGAAAATCGCACATTACTAAAGATGGTAGAGTATTTAAGGCTCTTAGATTGAGAAAAGTAATAACTCATCTTCGCGAACTAGGTATACAAGGACAAACCGGAGTAAATAAAAGATTACCACAAAAGATATTCTCTTGTACTAAAGAACAATGCTGTGAACTACTTGCCGGATTGTTTGACACGGATGGATGTATTAGAGTAGGAAACAAATACGGAAATAGATTACCCTCTACAAACGCTCTAATAACTACGGTAAGTTTAAATTTAGCAAAAGACATTAGAGATTTATTGTAGAAAATAGGAGTTCACGCAGCTATTCAGAAGAAACAGGAATTCCGTACAGAACGAACTATTCGTGATTTACATCCCTATTATAATGTAGAGATTACAGATAAAAATAGTTTATTGAATTTACAAAGAAATGTAAAGCCAAGAGTTAAATACAAAAAGGCAGCGCTAGATGCTATTGCAGAAATTTGTAAGAATAAGAAACGTTGGTATAAAAATGATTTTGAGTATGAAACAATAAAATCTGTAGAAGATATCGGTTTACAAACTGTATATAATCTTGCTGCAGACGATACTCATACATATCTTGTAAACGGAATAATTACTCACAACTCGTCCTTCGAAGGACTTAAAGAGCTGTTCTACAAGCCTGAAGCATACAACGTGCTTAGCTTCCCTAATATATGGGACGATAAAGCAGAAGAAACTAATTGTGGATTCTTCGTACCTTCTTGGAGTAACATGGAAGGTGTCGATGCTAATGGTAATGAGTTGATGGATAAAGATGGCAATAGTCTAAAAGACTTAGCTATCGAAGAGCTCATTCGTCAACGCAATAAAATTAAAGACGGAGGTGCCTCATAGAGTTCTATAGATAGATTTATATCAGAACGTCCTATAAAGCCACAAGAAGCCGTCTTAGAGCTCGGTAAAAACATATTCCCTAGAAAGCTGCTAATGGACCAATTAACCCGCATTAGAACCAATAAGAAGCTTTAGAACATGAAACATATAGTAGATCTAAAGTGGGATGGTAAAGGTGGCGTAGAAGCAGTAGAAAAGAAATCTGGGGATATAACTACTTATCACTTAAAGAAAGATGACAAACCAGAAGGATCCGTAGTCATCTGGGAATACCCTATTACAGATCCGCCATTTGGATTATACATTGGCGGCTGTCTTACGCCAGGCGAAAAAGTCTGGACTTAGCGTGGATTAGTCAACGTTGAAGACGTGGATCTAGGAGATAAGCTGGTAAACAAGGATGGTAAATTAGTCGATATTAAAAATATACAAATAAGAAACAAAGTAAACGAAGACACATATAGGATAAAGCCTTACGGATCTTTTAGGACTACTAACTTCACAAAAGAACATCCTATATGGACGGGAAATAGAGGATTTGTAAAAGCTAGCGAATTATTAAAAGACGATTGGCTTGAGATTCCAAACGTGTATTATTCTGATAAAGAAAAATATTTATGGACAAGGGGTTCTCAAGACGATAAAGAAAGAAAACTCGCATATTTTTACGGCTTATTTACAGGAGACGGATTTACCAATATAAACGGAAAATCTTATGATGTATACATGTCGATTGGTAAAGATGAAAAAGATCTTGCACAATTTTACGATAAGCTTGTATTAGAATTGTTTGGTAGAACATGTATACATATTCATAAGAATACTGAACAAAGTCGAAGATTTACATCTAAAGAATTAGTTCAAGAACTTGATAAATCTGTAGGAATTTCTGCTTATACTAAACGTGTTCCGGAATGGGTTAAACAAGGGAGTTACGGAATAAAACTTGCGTATTTACAAGGATTTTTAGATTCTGATGGATCTGTATTCAGAGATAAAGGAAACATAAGAGTTAATTTTACTAGTGTAAATCTAGAATTACTTGAAGATATACAGGATTTATTATATGCTCTTGAAATAAAAAACTCTATTGTAGTTCACCAAAAAGAGTATACGAGTAAACATAATATACATTCTTTACAATCTTATAGAATAAATATAGCGACAGAAGATAATTTAAAATTGTCAGAATTTGCTGTATACGAAAGTAGAAAGATTAAATTATTAAAATAGTCTACTTATTGTAAGAAAAGTAAAATGAATATTAAGTTTATAAATGGTACTGTTTGGTTGAAAGTTGACGACATAATTCACGATATATATACAGGAAATGTATATAATTTTGAGTGCGCTACACATACATTTGCTTGCAGATGTATTATGACACATAACTGTGATCCTTATGATCACGATGAGTCCTTCACTAACTCCTTAGGATCGACGTTTATATTTAAACGCGTTAGAGCGGGAGAAGCTTGGAATGATGTGATCGTAGCGGAATATACAGGTAGACCCGATACTGCAGAAGAATATTACGAAAACGTGCGTAAGCTATTGATATTCTATAATGCACGATTGTTGTTTGAGAATGAACGTAAGGGTATTTACCCTTACTTCACAAACAAGCATTGCGATTACCTACTGGCTGATCAACCCGATAAGATAATTACGGAAGTCTTTAAAGACAGTAAAGTACAGCGCCGTAAAGGCTGTCACATGACTAAGTAGATTAGGGCATACGGGGAAGGATTAATCCTCGAATGGCTAATGGAAGAATATGAAGAAGGCCACCTTAATCTAGAAAGAATATACAGCGAACCACTTATAGAAGAGTTAATAGAGAACGATGGTGTAAGAAACGTAGACCGCGTTATTGCTCTATGTATGGTTATGATATACAGAGAAGAGCTCTATTAGGTTAAAGTGTCAGCTGCAAAAGAAAAGAACAAACAGGTTGAACTCTTCGAATTACCACTATTCAGTTAGCGATATTGGGATGCTGAAGACAATAGTGGTGTGCAAGATGATATACCTTTATTTAGCTTTTAACAATGGTTAGAGTAGAAGATAATTTATATAATGCAACATTCCCTCAACAGAAGTTGCCACTCAAGAAGAAAAATGAGCAATGGCAGCATGACTGCGTAAACTATATCATAGGTGAGGGAAACGTGGTGTCTGGTGGAATGACCAAGACACGCTTCGGAGAGATATAGACCTACTACAACCTTTATAATTCTATATTTGATGAGAAAGACTTCAAGCGTATTACAAACCCGTTTAAAGTAGAAGATGGGTTTCCCGCTACTCCTCAAGATTTCAATATAATTAGGCCTAAGGTGGACCTCCTTATAGGTGAAGAGACAAAGAGGCCGATGAACTTCAGGGTAGTGAGAACGTCGCAGGAAGCAGCTTCAGAGCTTATGGACAAAGAGAAAGAGATGCTCATGTAGTATATTATGGCATCTATCACTGCTCGTATGAGTCCTGAGGAGGCATAGCAGTTCTAGCAATAGCTTTAGAGCGGTGAAGTAATGCCACCAGAAGCAATTGCTAAATATATGCAAAAGGATTATAAAGATGTTGTAGAGAATACAGCATATCATACTCTCACATATTTAAGGGAAAAACTTAACATCGACAATGAATTTATTAAAGGTTGGAAAGATGCTCTTATCGCTGGCGCCGAGATATACTACGTGGGCGTGTAGAACGATGAGCCTTATATGGAGAGGGTAAATCCAATGTACTTCTCTTATGATCATAGTCCCGATCTAGAATTTATAGAAGACGGCTCTTGGTGTTGTCGTAGAATGCGCTTGCCGGTAGCTGAAATCTATGATCGCTACTATAATAAACTTACTGAGAAGGATCTAAATAAACTCAACGAAATGCTTACAGGTCGTCCTTCTAATGATATAGGCGAGAAAGACCCTGTAGATAATTTCAATAGCATTCAAATGCATATCTATGATAATCCTCTCATGGATTAGAAGACTAGATATGCTATCAACGTTTGGCATTGTTGTTGGAAGTCTTTTAAGAAGATTTACTATGTTACATACTTCGACGAAGCTGGCCAAGCTCAAGTTGAAATAATGGACGAGTCTTATGAGAAAACAGGACAAGAAATCTCAATAGAACCTGACTGGATTGTAGAAGTTTGGGAAGGTTACCGCGCAGGTACTGACTTATACTTTGGTATTCAGCCTATTGAGTATCAGCATGTTTCAATTGACAATCCTAATTCTCAAAAGTTACCTTATTGCGGATGTATTTATAGCAATACTAACTCTAGGCCTAGGTCACTTGTAAGTATACTTAAACCTCTGCAATATATGTACATAGTACTTTGGTATAGACTAGAGTTGGCTATAGCAAGAGATAAGGGAAAAGTAGTAAATATGGATATTACCTAGATTCCTAAGTCTATGAACATAACTCCAGATCGCTGGATGCATTATCTGTCTAGCGTGGGTGTAAACTTCATAAATCCTTACGAGTGTCTGGCTTTTGGAACAAAAGTAATTATGTCCGATGGAACTATTAAAGAAATAGAAAACATTAAAGTTGGAGATTCTGTAATGGGACCGGATGGCAAACCGAGAAAAGTGCTCGATAGACATGTTGGTATAGATAACATGTACAGACTGAAAGCCGGAAGCGGTTGTGAAGACTAGGTTGTAAATAGCAAACATCTCATACGTTATTGCGAGAAGAATCATTTTAAGAATGTTTTATTTGAAAAGCTTGCAAATCCTCTTGAGATTATAAAAGAAGATTCTGAGAAATCTTATATAAAACAAAACAGATATCTGGAGCGTGCAGACGAAATAGATATTCATAATCCAAATTCAAATATTCTTCTCGACCCGTATCTTTTAGGATTGTGGTTAGGGGACGGTTCTACCAACAAGTCTGAATTTACTAGCGAAGACATAGAAATAATTTCATATCTTACAGAATGGGCCAAAACCCACGGAATGAGGACTACAATTAGCTCATGTGGATATAAAGGAAATAATGTTTTACATATATCTATAGTCAGTGATAAGCGTAAGAATATGCTAAAAGAATGCTTACGAGCATATGGAATATATTCTAATAAAGCAATTCCTGCTGATTATATTTACTCTTCTGTAGAAGACAGGCTTAAACTTCTTGCAGGTCTTATTGATACCGATGGTCATTTCTCAAAGAGAGACAGAGTATACACATTTAGTCAAAGTGCCAATAGAAAGCATATTGTAGACGCATTTGCATTTATTGCAAGGTCTCTAGGGTTTAAATGTACTATGAGTCATTATAAAACTTCTGGAAAGAAGTATATAATGAATAATAAGAAAGAAAGCATTTGTTAGGATACGTATACTGTAAGAATTCTTGACGGTAAATATGACATTCCTTGCAAACTTCCTAGAAAACAACATCACTGGGAGAAGAAACGAACAGAACGTACCTTATCTCACTTCTCTGTAGAGTACGAAGGAGTTGGAAAGTATTGCGGTCTTACTATAGACGGAGATCATCTATTCTTACTCAATGATTTTACTATTGTGCACAACTGTGGATGGAACATCCCAGGCCGTGAAGGTGGCAGACCGGCATCGTTCAACTAGATCACATCATTGGATCTTACTATGTCGAATGTCATTGCTGAGTATATTCAGCTGATGGATAAGATTGAACAACTTGCTGGTACTATATCTGGTATTACAGAACAACGTGAAGGTGCCATTAGTTCAAACGAACTCGTAGGTAACGTAGAGCGTAGTGTAGTACAATCTTCGCACATTACAGAACCTTTGTTCTGGGCACACAACCAATGTAAACGTCATGTACTCAACATGCTTTTAAATACAGCAAAAGGTGCTTGGGCACAAACAGGTAAGCAAAAGCTTAGCTATATCTTTGATAATGGAGAGCGTGCATATATTGATATAGCAGATAAGTTCTACTATGAAGATATGGATGTGTTTGTAAGCGACACTTCTAAAGACATGGAGAACATTTAGAAGTTGCAGCAGCTTATTCAGCCGGCTATGCAGAATGGAGCCAGCCTCTTAGAGGCCGCTGAGGTACTTACAAATAACAACTTTAATATCATTAAGCAGAAACTCCTTGATATGCAACAACGTCAAGAGCAAATGCAGCAACAGGCTCAGGAAGCTGAACAACAGCGAGCTGTACAGTTGCAGCAAATGCAGAATGAACAGCGTGAACAAGAGCTTATGCTTGAGGAAGCTAAGATGGAGCTTGAGCGTTATAAGATCGATGCTGATAATCAGACTAAGATTGCAGTAGCTGAGATATCTACTTACAGAGGTACTGAAAACAAAGACGTTGATATGGACGGTAGGATAGATCCTGAAGTCATGTATAAGAATGCAATAGAAGAACAGAAATTACATTCTGAACAGTATACTAAGAGATACGAAGCAAAGCAAAAGAAGGATATTGAAGATAAGAAGATCGATCTTGAGCGTGAGAAGATGAAGCACGAAATGGCTCTTTAGAAACAGAAAGACGATTCTGCTCTTGAGCGCGAAAAAGTAAAAGGTCAATACGCATTGCGTAATAAAGTAGTTGGAGAGAAGTAATCATGGAACCAAAAAAATATAAGAAAATAAATATACCTACGAGGCGCGGAGCATAGCAAAGAAATCAAGCCAAATTAAACAAAGCACAAGCTTACGCAAACGAAGCGCCTACTATTGGAAATTTGTACAATGCTTTTGTAAATTGGCTTACTGGAACAAGTTGGCTTGCTGGTGAATCAGATTATATAACAGGAACAGCTCCTGCTGGCGGTAGAAAATTTCAATTATTAAATCCTCAACAAATTCGTAATCTACAACTCAGAACTCTTAGACATAAAAATGTAAAAGCGTACAATGACGCCGTAAATAGAATTACAGAAAAAGATGCTGTGCGGCAGATGATTAAAGAGCGAGCAAATGACCCTAATTATCAAGATGCAATTGATGATTATGCAGCAACATAGAATGATATTTTAAACAGTTATGAAGATTTAAATAATGGATTTGACCCAGAAATGGAATGGCTGGAATATAAATATGGAGGTACTGACACATACGATCTTATGTATAATAAAATTGCAAACAGAAGGGGATGGGAACCTAAACCTATAGATTGGGGTTATTGGAAATGACACGCGCTGAGGAACAAGAGCTTCTATAGCTCACACGTGAGAACAATCAATTATTAAAACTTATACTAAGATTAGTTTAGCACGACGAAGGGAATGATTTCATGACCAACGTCGTTGCTAATCTACTTAGCAATAGAATTGATGGCTATGCATAGAGATCCAACTGAATTTAGAAAAAGATTTGAATAGTATAAACAAGGCAAAATGCCATATGAAAATGGGCTTCCTAAATATGAGGATGGAAGGCCAGATGCTATTAAAAGAGTAGACAACTCTGATGCTGATTTTGCAAAGAGATTACGCTCTAATTGGAGATAGGAAATCTGGGATTGGGAAGGATCTGGAAAAGCCGTTACTCATAAAATGGGGGATGCGGATAATATAGTTTATCCAAATGTTCAAACTACAGCAGGAGGAGGATTGATAGATTTTACAAATCCTATATGGCAAGGTGTTGTAGATCCTTTAGAAAGAGCCATAAAGACTGGAGATTATGTTCCTATGAAATCCGAATAGGATGCTAGATGGTTTGGTCCTAATTATAAGAAATATTATCCGGGATTTAAGTGTGGTAAACTGCCTAGATGCGCAGAAGGAACAGATCCGTATGAAGAAGTTGTGGATTTCTTAAGACAGCATGAGGGTTACCGAGATAAAGTATATCTTGATGGAAACGGTATTCCTACTATTGGATATGGATTTACTGATGCTAAGTTTGTAAATAAAGGGACAATTAGTAGAACAGAGGCAGACGCTGAATTGAAGCGTCAAATAAAAACCCGTCAATCTACTTTAAGAGATATACTTGGAGCGGATAAATGGGATTCTCTTACGGATGATAGTAGAAAAGCTTTGACTTCGTATCATTATAATTATCCTGCTGGATTTAAAAGCAATACTAAGTTTATGAAAGCTTGGCGTGCAGGTAATTATGCCGAAGCTATACGCCAAGTTGATGCTGGCATGAATGATCCAAAGAATCCTGGTTTAAGAACTAGACGTCTTGCAGAACAAGCTTTATTAAAAGCAGATCCATTCTTAACAGGTACACACGAGGTTCCTATGCATCCTATAGTAGCACAACCTGTATCTACTGCCATAAGGCCTATTAT